AATAGTACTTTTTATATTAGTAACATATTGATTATATTCTTGTACCTGTGCTTCTTTAATTAGTTCTTGTTCTGCTATTAATGATTCTTCCCTTTTATTAAAAACTCCTTCTAATTTCTTAGCTGCTATCTTAGCTTGTTTTTCTAATATTAAAGATTCTTTTGCATCATCAATAGTTTCATTTATTTCATCTTGAGTATAATCTATATTCTTTAGATACTCTCTTAATGCCAATTCTTGATCTGATTCAGACTCCATGTTTAAAGACTTAATATCAAAAGGTTTTTGGATAGTTTCAAAATACTTATCAACATCTCCACCTTTTTCTAGATACTCTAAAAACTTTTGACCTTTTTCTGGAATAGAAGCTTTATAATCTTCAATACCTTTATTAATCGTATTCTTTACAGAATTGAATAATAGTTCAGGACTATCAGCTAAATCATCACCATCTTCAAAATCAACTAATCCTTCATCATTCAAGTGAGTAAGTAAAGCTTTGTAGGAATAAGATCCTTCATCTTCATCTTCTTCAACTTCGTCTTTAGTTTCTGTTGTATCTTCTGATACATCTTCACTAGCTTTATCTTCAGTATCTTCATCTTCTACTTCTTCATTATCAAGTAAAGGAGTATTGGTGAAATTTAAATCATTTGATTGTTTAATATCTGCTGGTGCATCTGCACTAGTTATTACTGGTATTCCACTTTCATCTCCTTCTTCAGAATTCATAAAAGATTTAAAAAGATCACTGTCTTGATTTATTGTTTGTTCTAACATGTTACAAAATTAATGTTTATTTTTTTAATTATAAAATATTTTAGTTCTTTATTCTTTATTATAAAATTTACTATAGCTATTATTAAATTATTTACTTGTTTTAGGACGTTGTCTAGCCTTAATCATATCAACTTTATTCTTTTCTATAGCAATTTTTTCTTGAAGTTTTAATTTTTTATCTTCAAGTCCCATCTTATCATCATGTTCTTTAGCCTTTTGATTAAAGCTCATGTATTCAACAATATCAGGATTTCCATCACCATCACTATCATCAGATGGTGAAGCATTCATTCCACCAAAGGTTTTGATATATGCAAGTTCTTTTTGAATCTCACCTTTAATCTCTTCTCTTTGATCTAGTCTATCAGCCTCTTCAGATAACTGTGCTGCTTGAGCATCAATCATTTGTTGTTGTATAGCCATTTGACCTTCTTGTTCTTTTTCAGCTTCACCTTGCTTACGCATTTCAGCTTTCTTAACAACATTCTTAATATCAGCAATTGAATCTGAATCAAATATTGATACAAGTTCTGTAAGAGTTACTATTCCTGAAGCTACTGCTTGTTGAGCAAGACTTCTTAAATCCTCTAATGCTTTTACTTCTCTAGCTGTATTAGTTACAAACACACCATAATCAGCATCTTTAAATCCTTCATCTAATGTTAAGAATACTCTACTCATATCATCTAAGATATAATTGATTTTCTTACCTTCTGGATATGCTATTTTAGCACATTCAATTAGTTGAGTAATTACATGCTTTTTAACTTCATTATGCATATAAAACAAAGGTTCTGTTATATGAGAAGATTGAACAACAGCTCTCTCTACTCCACCTACTGTTTCAGATGATGATATAGAACCTTGACGTTGTCTAGATACTCCCATAAGATCACCAACCATTTCATCTATCTTATTTAAGATATTAATGTATTGACCTACTGATTGAGATAAACTCATATCAACAGCAGTAAACTGATTAAAGTTTGATGTTTGTCCAGCAAATTTACCTTTACCTTCTTCAAATGAGTTAACAAATGCAAGACCCATACTATCAAAATAGTACATCCATTTCTCAAGAGATATACCTTGTGATCTTGGTATCTGTGCAATATCCATAACCATCTTCTTACCTTTAGCTTTTGCTATTTCTAACTCCAATCTGTACATTATAATATTGTACATATACTGATGATGTTTAACAAAATCTACTAATGAAGTAGCTACTGAATTTCTAGCATTGTATATAGCTCCTACAAAACCAAGTTTACAACCAGATGGATTATCCATTGATCTATACTGTACTGATTTTGGTCTTATTCTTACATATATATCAGAACCTATTTTAGTTCCTTCCCATACTTCACTAATCCAAATCCACTCAATAGTTTCACCTTTATCTTTTTGAACTACATATTCTTCATCTACAATAGTTTCTTGTTCTTCTAAATTTTCATCATAAAAACTAAGGAAACCAATCTTTCTCATAGATTTCCACTCAACCCTGTTAACAGGGATATGGGTGGACGAAATCAATGAACTATCTGTAGCAGTACTCATTGAGTAAGTAATATCTATTTTTCCATCAGAAGCATCTAATCCAAGATTAGTTGATGAAAAATTATTACCATCAATTTTATCTACATCTTTATCAGATAAGTCATCATAATAAACATCTATAATTTCAGATGGTGTACAGTACTTTGTATGACAACCCCATTGTCCATCCTGAATAAAATCAAGATCAGGGTTTTTATCAAAAGCAAAATCCAAAGGATTAACAACTTCACATACTGGACTAGATGATTCTATACCAATATAATAAAATTCTTTAGATACTATTAAAGCATCTTTAAATCCTTTGTTAAATTTATATATTAAGTTTTGTTCTGGTATAAGATACCTAGCAATTTTATTTGCAGTAGACTCACGTATATCAGCTTCTGAATAACTCATGTATTTTTCTACTTGCTCTGGTGTCATTACTTCTCCTGTTTCAGGATTTTGTACTTCCACTCCTTGAGCTTGTAGTTCAGCTACTAATTCACTTTCTAAATATTGTAATAGTAAGTCTTTTCTCTTTTGTTCTATCTGAGATACAGCATCTGAATTAACAGCAGCTACTCTAAAATTAAAAGGTCTTTTGATTTCTTCTCCTTCAAGCAATTTAAGCTTAGGAGTAATTATATTATAATTTGATAATCTAGCAGGAAACTGTTCATTAACCCCATAAGGATTAGTAACATATGTAAAATCTAAAGGATCTATAATATTATTATATAGATCATAATTGATTTTATCATTAGTCTTACTTGTAGGTCCGTTACTCCCAGCTAGTCTGAGAATGTTTTCCACATTCTGTTTACCCCATTCTTTGGTTTTCTTAGAACGAGCTAATTTCTGTCTAGGAGCACTACTATTAGTAGCCTTATCCATTTCTTCTATTGTCATTGATTATTTTGATAATTTACAAAATTACTAATTATATTTGATATTTACAAATTTATTTAAATAGTTGTCTACTAAAGAAAGTATCTAGTGCAACTTCTTCTTGTGCTTCATTAACATCAATGTTGTGCATCTCTAAGTTTTGAAGTATACATAAAGCAAATGATATAACTCTATCAACGTTACCTTCATCATTATAACCTATTAATTCTTTTATTAATGGTATAGAATGAATCTTAGTCAACTGAAGTATTCCAGGACTTGTTTCTTCTTTAAGCCAATCTCTTACTTTAATTTCTAAATCATCCTTTATCTGCTTACTCATATGAATACCATATCCTCTTTCTACTTTTGTACTAGGAGATATAGACTTAATAATATTAGGTTGAGTATGGAGAAGATTTAAACAGTATTTAGTTTGAAAGTATTGTTTGATACCAGTATTCTGATTTTCAAATAAACCTCTACAATTATACCATTCTAATAATCTTCTACATTGTTCATAAAACTCATTAGCTGAATCTGGTCTTCCTGTATATTCTGCAACAGGTAGATGATATGTTTGATCTGCATTAACAAATCTTTTATATATAAATATAGATCCATAAGATACAGAAGATTCTGCTTTATCCTGATCATAAGGGTCAATACCTGCAACATATTGTGCATATCCTATTTTAGTAGTAGGTTCTTCCCAAACAACAACAGCTCCTTTAGGATCTACTGAATATTTAGTTGGATAGTCTGCTGGTTGTAAATCATGATCTACTCTAAAAATAGCTTTACCATCTTTATCTCTATGCATCCAACCATTAGTACCCAAATCTTTTTTCTTCTCAGTAGACTCTAAATAAGTTAGATGATCCTTTAGTTCAGCTACAGGAAATAAGTTTCCCTGAAGTACTAAGAATGCTTCTGATGGAACAACTGGTCTATTCTGTAACTCATCATACAAAGGTTGTTTTGATTTACCATTAGCAAGTATTTCTCTTTGTTTCATAAGAAACTGTTGAGCACCTATACTATCTGTATTACCTTCAGTATCTTTAAACTGATTAAGTGTTTTCCAAGCTGGTACAAAATATCCTATTTTACCTTTATTCTCATAATCATCATCAAACATCAAACAATCATAAGCAGCAGGATCATAAAATACTTTCTTAACAGCTTCTGTAGAACCACCTGCCATATCACCACCTGTACCAAACATCCATATAGTACCAAACTTCTCTGCACCATTTGCAGTACATTCTTTTAATTGACCTAGAGCCTCTTCCAAGTTACCCATAAAACCAATCTCTTCTAATGCTACAAACCCAGGTCTAGTACCGTTACCTGCCATAGGGTTATCCTTAAATGATCTATGGTGTATCATACTCTTAGATCCTTTTTTAACCCAAGTATCTCCTATCTTAGTTTCATACTCAGCAACAATAGTTTTACCTGATTGCCATGTACCAGAATACTTCTTTAACAAAGGAGGAGGATAATACTTATCACCTATCTCTATAGCTCCTGTAAGATGTTCTAATCCAAGAATAACTTTTTTAATAAGACCACCAGAGAATTTAGTATCAATAGCACCAATCATAGTTTCTGACTTTGGCTTAGTAGCTAACTCATCATACCAAAATACACCATCATGTAAGAAATTCCAAGCAATACAATTAGAAGCAAAGAATGATTTACCACCTCCACGACTTTCTATATCCACTACATTCCTTGCTTGATTTTCCATCAGTGGTCTACCAAGATTTTCATCATGTAACCACTTCAAATATTCTCTAGCTTCTACATATGCTATTGGAGTATATCTTTTAGAGTTCTGACTAATCTCATTAAACTCTTCTTGTGTAGGATTTATTATTTGCTTATTTGCAAATTCATCATAATACATCATCATATCTTTGTAATCTCTATTACAAGTATGATACTTATCATATTCAAATCCACTAAACCCTCTAGCTTCAAGAAACAATCTACCTTTTTCCCATTCTAAATCTCTTAGATCAGGATGGGCAATAATCTTATTCTTAGAATTCTTACCTTTATTAAGTTCAATCTTCCAATGATTAATATACTGATAAACTGGACCAGGCATATACTTACCTGCTACCCAGAATCCTTCTATACATCGTTTTCTCTCCTCTCTCCAGTAGTTTTTGTAATCAAGAGACAATGGATTAAACTTCTCTATTTCTATTTTAAAATTACTATTTTCTACCATTATCTTCTAAAAAGTTTTTTAAAGATAATTTTAAATTATGTTCATTAAGTATATAATAATTATCTTCAGTATATTTATAACCTTTAAGTCTTCCTTTATCTGCTTGTCTTTTTTGATAGTATTTCATATTTGTTATTATGCCTGCTCCAGGTATATAATCTAATTCTTCTTGTTTTTCCATAATTATATGTCCTCAGAATCAGCGAGACTAGGAATAGCATTACCTTTAGTAGTACTCTCTCCTTTTTCTGCTTCCAAACTCTTTTTAACTTTATCTAATGCTGTAAGTAATCCTACAGTACCTGTTACCATCTTATCTAACTTATCATAATTCTCAAGATCATAATCTTGTTCTTTCAAGAATCTTGTTCGTTTATCCATAGTATCTAATAACTGTCTATGATGTCTTTCAATAGCACTATCGTTTAATTTCTTAAACATCTCTATAGAAGCTTCTATCTTAGATAACTCAGTTTTATAAAAGTTCTTATTACCTAAGTAATCCTTACCTAATACTTCTGCTCTATCCTCTAATGGTAAATTAACAAACTTAGATTCTAAATCAAACATGTTAACAATAAACCACATAACATCAGAAGAGTTCTTGTAATCCTTTTTAAGATTCTTAAACTCCTCTATCTTATTAAATTCTGGATAAAACTTCCAAAAATCTATTGATGGATCAATTACCTTTATTATACTCATACACTATCTACTTTAGCTCCTTCTTGAATCATCCTTACTTTAACTATAAAGTCTTTAGGATCTATTTGAAGTCTTTTACCTTCTTTTTTATCATAAACTACAATATCTAATTTATCTTCTATAACTCCTAGAATGACGGCAGGTTCATTATTATATAAACCTCCATCACCAATCATCCAATTATCTATTACTTGCACCATATTAATACCATTTATATCCTATTGATTTAAATTGTTGTTTAGGAGCTAAAAAGAAAATATCTCTGAGCTTCTTATAATTACCTTCAACCACAATAGCATCTTTATATTTCATACCTAACTCAACTCTCTTAGTTCTGTTGTTACCTCTTTCATTAAGTATCTGCTTAACATGAGATACTTCATCTTTCCAGATAGTTTGTTTAGATTTAGCATCTTTCTTTATAAGAATATAATCCTCAATCTTTTCACCATCTTTCTCTATTTCTATAGATTTATAAACATCTTGATAAACATTTA